CGAGCGGATAAGAGAAGGAAATCGCTAGGCGGCCTGATGCACTGGTTCGTAATGAAGGCGGATCATCTGCTCGGGCCTCAGTGCGACCATGGCGAAGGCTTTGCCGCTTTCATCCGCGAATTCCACTTCGTAGACATTGGGCGCCCAACTCTCGACGACCGTCCCTACCTGGCCGCGCACCAAGCCATGCTCGGGAAGGTCTTCGAGCAACGCAATCACGGAGTGCAACTCAATACCCAGCATCACAATCACCATACCATCGGCAGCCTGATGGATGGGCCGCGATCGTAACAACGCATGGCTTCCAATAACCAGATCGAACTGGTCGTCACCGTCGAGGTGGACAAGGCGAACCAGTCGATCAAATCCGTCAACGCGAACCTCTCCGGGATCGAAGAGACCGCCGTGCGCGCGACGCGCGGCGCCTCGCAGGGGATCGATGGCATGACGGCGGCAATGGTCAAGGGCGCCACCGCTGGCAACCTGCTCGCCGACGCGATCAAGAAAGCCATCGACTTCGCCAAGGAGTGGACCATCGAAGCGGCGAAGGAAGCGGCGCATCAGGAGCGAGCGGTTTCGATCACGCGAACTCTGGCCAAGGCCCATGGCGACGGAGCCGCGGCGGCGGGGAAGGCGATTGAGGCGATCCGGTCGGTAGGCTTCGCCGCCTCCGATGCCACGACCAGCGTGCAGAAGCTCATCATCGCCGACATTGGTCTCGATAAGGCGCAGGGCCTCGCCAAAGTCGCGAAAGACGCCGCCGCCGTGAGCACCGAGGGCGTGAACGCGGCAGAAGCCTTCGAGAAGATCATGCTGGCGATCGAAACGGGCCAGTCGCGCGGCCTGCGCTCCCTCAGCCTCTTTCCCGACCTCGCCAAAGCGGAGCAGGTTGCCCGGCTGGAGGCCCAACTTTACGGCAAGACCCTCTCCGATCTCGAAGTCAAGCAGGTCCGCTACAACGCCATCGTTCAAGCGGCGATTTCCATCCAGGGGTCGGCGGCGGCCCAGGCGGGCACCTTTGATGGCGAGATGAAAAAGCTGTCGCGCGAAATGAAGGATCTCAAGGAGGATGTCGGCAAGGCGTTCCAGGGCGAACTGAAGGCCGCCGTCGAAATCCTACGCGGCTTCGTGGGTTTCCTGAAGGATCACTCGGACGCGATCGAGAAGTTCGGCAAGGGCACGCTGGCGCTGGTCGGAATCATTACCGCGATTACCGCCGCCACCAAGGGGTGGGCGCTGGCGCAAGGCGCGCTCAACCTCGCGATGTCGATGAATCCAGCGTTCCTGGTGGCGGGCGGCGTCCTAGCCGCCGGACTCATCATCTACAAGCAATACAGCGATATGACCGAGGAGATGGCGCGCCGCGCCAAGGACCTGGAGAACCAGGCGCTCCGGAAGGATCTGCTCTCCGGCAAGTTGAAAATCGAAGATCTCAAGAAGCGCGGCATGGACGAGGACCAGATCCGCGAACTCGTTTCCGGCCGCAAATTGCTTCCCGGCGAAACGTTCGAGGATTTTGGCGCGGGCTTGCCGAAGGTCAAGATCGCGGGTCAGCCCGATCCGGAAGAACTGAAGCGGCAACTCGAAATGCAGAAGCGACAGCGGGAAGCGGAAAAGTACTTCCGCGACCAGGCTATCGGGTCGCAACCGGCCTCCGGCTTTGCGAAGGAGGTCGCCGGCATCAACAAGGAGATCGCCGGCCGCACGACGTACGTCGATGACATGGGCGAGCACCACGTCCCGCTTACGAAGAAGGCGTGGGACTCGGTCATCGAGTACGCCAACAACAAGCTGAAGGCGTTCCTCAAGCACACCTCCGACGACAACCGGAAGGCTCTTGCAGAGTACCTCAAGGAACAGGAGGAGGCTCATCAGCGGCAGATGCAGTGGAAGGCGCATCGCCTCCAACAGCGCCTCGCCAACGACGCCGAGATCGCAGGGAAGAACTTCGACCACCTCCGCGACGTCTACGCCTTCGAGGAGCAGCGGGCGGGTTTCGAGCGGGATGCGCGCATGCGCCAGGTGGAAGGCGTCGACGCGCAGACGCTCGAGCAGAAGATCGCCGTCGAGCAGCGGAAGGCCGAGATCGAGATCGACTATCTCGAAAAGGTTCACGAGGTGCGCCAGCGGCTTTTCGATATGGACACCTCCCGGATGTTGATGGAGGAGGAACTCACGCTCAAGCGGCTCGGCTACAAGGCCGACGAGATCACCGCACGCATTGCGGAACTGAGCCAGCAGCGCGAGGACATCCGCCAGCAGAACCAGGAAGCGACGGATGCCGCGATCCAGGCGGCGCGCGAAAACGCCGCCAACCGGCAGGCGCAGATCGTGCGCGACCACAACCGCGCGATCTTTGACTCGCTCAAGCAGCAGGCCGGCGGCGTGTTCGACGCGCTGCTCCAGAAATCGCAATCGGTCTGGTCGGCCATCGGCAACGCCTTCAAGACCGCCATGCTGACCGCGATCAAAGAGGTGGTTACCTCGCGCGTCGCGGCCATGCTGATGCAGATCTTCACCGGACAGAAGGTGACGTTCGCGGGCGGCGGCGCGGGGCCGGGCGGCTCGGGCGGCATTCTGGGCGGGATCGGCGGCCTCCTCGGGATCGGCGCGGTGCCCGTCTTCGGTAGCACTGCGCCGGGCGGCACGCCTCCATTTGTCCCTCCGGGCGGAGGCGCCGGAGTTACCTCGAAGACGGGCGCGGCCAACCTGTTCAACATCAACTGGTCGAACCTGAAGAACCTCGCCAGTTGGAAGAACCTCTATGGCGCGATGACGCTCGGCGGCGGGCTGCTGATGTTGAGTGGCGCAAAGAACGGTAGCGCCTTCAGCACCATCGGCGGCGGCGCACTCATGGGCGCGGGCATCGGATTGTCCGGCGGTCCCATTGGCGCGATCGGCGGCGCGGGCATCGGCCTCTACATGGACGCCATGCGGCGCGGCGGCTGGGGCGGCGTCGGCGAGGCCACGGCGGGCGGCGCGATGTTCGGCTGGAATGTCGGCGGGCCGCTAGGTGCGGCCATCGGCGCGGGCGTCGGCTTCCTCTCCGGCCTGGCGCGCCTGTTCGTGAAAGGCGCCGTCGAGAAGGTTCGCGAAAAGATCAAGAACCTCTATGGTGTCGAGATCTCTGACAGCGCCGTACTCCGGCAAATCGTAGACATTGCCCGGCAATCTTATGGCGGCAATCTCGACATGGCGATCCGGACGCCCCAGGTCCGCGACATGATCCAGATGTACGCGATGAGCACGGGCCAGCAGACTCGCGGCATGCCCGCACAGGTGCACCCGCTCGATCTGGTGCAGAGCGGCGGGTCGCTATTTCAATCGCCTTCGTACTCAAACGGAAGCCCGCTCCCAGGCTGGGGTGGCCTCCCGGCGCTCGATAGAATCGGTGGCGGCGTGGCGTCGGGCGCAAGCCCAGTGGTGATTCAGTTGGATGGTCCCGCCACGGTCAGCCTACTGCGCGGCGAGGCGGTGCAGGCCATCGCCAGTAACCCGCGCGTGGTGCAGGGCGCGGTTCTGAGCGCCTCGAAATCCAATGCTGGCCGCCGCGAGTTGGCCAGCCTGCAGCTGACCCCAGGGCTGATCACAGCGTAGAAAGTCAGGCCGCGTGCCGGGGCAGCACTTCCCGTTCGATCTTTGATCCGAGAGCGTCTTCGGCAGCTTCAAGATCGTACTTGGACTGCAAATTGATCCACATCTGTGCCGAGGTGCCGAAATAACGGGCTAACCGTAATGCCGTGTCCGCGGTGATGCCCCTCTGTCCCTTAATGATTCCGCCGATCCGATTTGCCGGCACGCGCAAAGCCAGGGCGAGGGCGTTGATAGACAGGCCGGACTCCTTCAGGAGGTCCTGCAACACCTCCCCCGGGTGAACCGGAGGCAGACGATTCTCTTTCTTGCTGGCCATTTCAATGCTCCCTAGTGATAATCCACGATTTCCACATTGTGGGCGTCGCCGTCCTTCCAGTTGAAGCAGATTCGGAACTGGTCGTTGATTCGAATGCTGTGCTGGCCTTTGCGATCGCGTTTGGGGGCTTCCAGGTGAAGACCCGGCAGTTTGAGATCGCCAAGCGATTTCGCCGCGTCCAAAAGGGCCAGCCGGATCCGGGCTATCTTCTCGATGGACTGGAACTTCCGGCTGAACTGTCGATCCAGTAGATGCTGGACTTCTTTGTCGCGGCACGAACGGATCATACGCTCTCCATAGTACGTCACTCGTACAATTTCTGCAATCGATGCCTGGTCCCGTCGCCAGCGCCGCTCCGACTGCGGTAATGCCCAACTCGCTCTCTCGCATGTTCGTCCACGCGCGCGAGTACCCGGTGATCGACAACGAGTACCGGAATGGCGAGTCGCAACGGTCCGCGCAGGCCTCCACCAGCCGCAAGAAGTGGACGCTCACTAAGCGCCTGACGCCGTCGCAGTTGGCCGCGCTCCGGGCCTTCTACGATGCGCGAAATGGCACGCATGAGCCGTTCTATTTTTACGACCCTTACGAGACGAACCCAAAGTTCTCGTACGACCCGACCGGTGCGGCGGTAGCCGGCAGATACGTCGTCCGCTTCAACTCCGACTGGAACCAATCCGTCTCGCCTGGCCGCTCCGACGTGCAGGTTGAATTGATCGAAGTCGCTTGACGCAACTCCAAAGCCATGCTCTTTCTGAAACCCGGAGTCCGGATCACCGGCATGCGCCCGGAAATCCTCTTCGCGACGGTTGTCGCGGAACGTGTCTTCGCGCAGGCTGGATTCGACTTCACGATTACAGCGTGCGTAGACGGTAAACACTCCGTCGGGTCGCTCCACTATGTGGGCGCGGCTATCGACGTTCGTACTCGCCACGTGCCTTCCGACCAATTGCCGAAGCTCGTGACGCAGATCAAGACGTGCCTCGGAGAGGATTTCGACGTGATCCAGGAAACCACACACCTGCACCTCGAGCACCAGCCCAAGCAGGCCATCAATGGCTGATAAGATCGGCAACATCGACGTTCCGGAAATCGTCGCCTCGGGCGTGTTCCCCATCGTCCCCGAGTACCCGTACGGCCGCAGCAGCCATCCGGACGTGGCGATCCACCAGTTCGGCTCCGGCAACGCGAAGATCGAGCAGCGTTTCCTCCTGGGCACCGGCACGCGCCGCTTTACCGTGCGGCGCACGTGGATGAACGACGCCCAGCGCATCGCGCTCCGGAACTTTTGGGAGTCGAAGTACGGCCCGTACGGCGCCTTCACTTACTACGCGCCCAACGACGACGGCAACGGCGCCACCGCCTACACCTGCCGGTTCGCCAACGAACCGCTCTCCTGGCAGATGGTTGCCGATTGGGTGTGCTCGATCGGCGTGAACCTGATTGAGATCCCGGCATACGCGCCGACTTACACGCTCAACTCGACGGTGACGCGGTTCCCCTCTGGCGCCCTCGCCTCCGCTCTGCTCTCGCAGGTCCAGCAGGTTATCCCGCTCATCAAGATCACGGCGCTCGCTGCGAACTACCCCGCGATCTTTGTCTCCGACCGCCGCTGCACGGTGGGCGGGCAACTCTACCAGGCACGCCTAGTAGACTTCGACGGCATCACGCAGGGCATGGGCAGCGAGAGCGACGACGCCACGTTCGTCTTCGGCAACGCGGATCGCGTCATGCGCGAGCTCGCCAACGACGTGGATCTGTACCGCGCCTCAATCGAGTTCTCCCTGTTCCACGTGGGCACCGGCATCAAGATCGACCTGTGGAAGGGCGATATCGTGGACTGGTCCCTCGACGCCGGGCCGGAGTTCCACGTGCGGGCCTCCGATGGCCTCTACGAGTTGAACCTGCCCTATCCGACGCGCAAGATCTCCCGCACCTGCTGGAAGACGTTCAACTCGCAGGCCTGCCCGTTCGCCGAACACGGCGCGATGGATCTGGTTCACTTTCCCGACGCCGCCGCCAGCTCCTGCGACAAGAACTACGAGACGCCGAACGGGTGCCTGGCGCACGGGATGAAGCGCTACTATGGCGGCATCCTTGCCGAACCGCAGGGCGTTCGGATCAAGGACAATTCTACCGGCGTGTGGGGCTTCGGCAGGAGCAGCATCACCAGCACGTCCATCGTCGCGGACTCGATTTACGATCAGGTCCTGCCCGAGATTTACACCGACGTGGACATGCCGGTCAACTGCAAGATCGCGGCGGGCCGGGACGAGAGCGATTTCTACGAGGCGCTCGGGATCGTGGGCGAAGGCCCGCTGGTCGCCTACGCGCCCACCCACTACGAGGACAAGGACGGCGACGGCAACGCGGAAACGCTCGTCGGCCACACGCTCGACGGGCAGGCGCACCACGGCTTCCCGAAGAACGACTACGGCCTGCGCCTGGTGACCGGCGACGATCCGGCCGGCGCGACCGACTTCTTTTCCCTCGACCAATCCGGCAACCAGACGAGCGGCGACTGGCGCAAGGCCTTTTCCGGCAACTCGACTTACAAGGACAACTTCGCCGCGGGCACGGCGTTCGCCGTGATCCGGCGCTCGGATGCGAAGGGCCTGCAGTTGTCGAAGCCTGGCGACCACGCGATGATCGCCACCATCCAGCAGGGGATGCGCGGGTGGGCGTGGACCAGTCCCGGCGTGCGCGCGTACGGCCCGGCGCTCACGAACCCGGTGTGGATCGCCATCAACATGCTGCTGCGGGCGCGCGGCCTCCGGTTGGGCGCGGACGCGACCACCGGGCAACTCAATGCGGCCGAGGCCTTGTTCGATGTCCAGGCGGCAATCGATGCGGCCGCGATCTGCGACGGCCAGGTCACCAAGCTCGTCGGTACCGGAAGCGAGAGGCAGTTCGCTTTCCGCGGCACGATCCAGGAAGAGAAGCCGCTTCGGGACTGGATTCAGGAAGTCCTGATGAACTGCCTCGGCTTCTATACGTTCGCCTTCGGCAAGCTCCGCATCGGCATCCGCGAGAACAGCAGCACGGTCGAGGCCTTCACCGAAGGCAACATCCTGTTCCGCAGCCTCCAGCTGGCGCCGCTCAAGCCGACGTTCAATCATTTGACGGCCAACTTCGCCGACCAGGACTTCGCCTTCGTCACCAACAGCGTGTCCGTTTACGATATCGACCACGCGACGTTGGTCGGCGGCGGCGCCGGGCCGACGTTCCTCAAATCGAGCGTCAACCTCGCCGGCACGTCCACCAAGAGCCAGGCGGCGCGTATCGTGAGCACGCGCTTGCGCGAGGAGTTAGGCGGCACGAGCGCGGCCGAATGGAAGGCCGCGCGGCAGATCGCTTTCAAAACGACGGTGCTCGCGCTGAACACGGAACCCGGCATGGTCTGCTCGATGACGCATCCGGACATGCCGGGCGGCCACGGCGAGTTCCGCGTCACGTCCTGGCGGCTCAACAAGGACTTCTCGATTGACGTCCAGGGCCGCACGACGACCGATTCGATGTACGACCTGGTCGCCGGCCCCAAGCCCGCCGACATCGAAGCCGCGCCCGTGCCCGAGGAGATCCTGTACGACACCGGCCCTCCGGGCATCGTCACCGGCACGCCGAGGCTGGGCGATTACGGCACCATCGCGCTCGACGGCATCGAGGTCGCGCCCGACGACGCCGGCAACACGAACCTCGTCTCCGCGCACGAGGTCGCGATGGCGCTCTACTACGTGGACGAACTCGCCGCCGATCTGTGGGCCAGCCTCGACGTGGCGCTCGGCAAAGACACCGATCCGGCAACGGTCGCCTGCACCGTGAATCCGGACACCGCGCGCGTCTTCCACGTGGGCGAATTCATCGTCTTCAACGATGAAGCCGCGGACGCGGAGCATCCGGGCCGGCGCTCGTACGAGTGCGGGCAGATCGTGGGGCCGGGCGACGAGGGCGACGTCGTGCCCACCGGAGATTTCGTCATCCAGCGCGAGTGGCCCGGCGTCGAGCCTGGTTTCGCCACCTTCGGCACGTTCCGATGCGCCCATGCCAAGGGCATCCGGTTCTTTAAGCTCGACTTCAAGACGTTCACCTACTCGGTGAAGAAGGGCTTCTTCCGGACGCCCGGCATTCCGGCGCGCGTCGAGGCGACGTTGCCCTCGGCTTGCGTTGTTGCGCTGCTGGTCGGCGTGGCGAACAACTTCGGCTAC